AGATGTGCTTCGAGATTTGTTTCTCCTGATGCTACATTAGTCGTTTATGGCTCAACTTCCGGTGCTTCGACTCAATACTCCAACGTGGTTAAGACCGTTATTTCTTCTTATGTCACTGAAGTTACAGGAGTTGAATGTAAGTGGGGTAAACCTCCGAAGAAATTGCCAGATGGTTCGAAACTTTATCCGTACCAGGTAGGATTGGATGTATTAGCCCATCCCTCTTTGTCGTTAGGAGGTGAACTGGTCACTGCAGTTGACTCTTACTTAAGCACAGTTGTTGTAAACACTGTATTGATGGAAGAGTGCAAAAATATGGCACCTCTAGACCTTTTTGCGACAATTAATGGAGTTAAAGGAGATAAATTTTTGGAAGGTATGAAACTTGCAACGTCTGCTGGATGGCCATTTACTGTGCCCAAGCGCCAATTAACGGAAAAAGATCCAACCAAAGACTTACCGTGTGCTGTCGCATTTCGTTCTGACATTATGCAAGCCGTCGAGGAAACAAGACGACAATTGGACGCTGGGAACAGGGTATATGCTGTGTGGCGCGCTTGTCTGAAAGACGAACCTACGAAATTGTCTGCAACTAAAGTGCGTATTTTTCAGTGCGCACCATTGGTTTTACAGATTTTGATCCGACAATACTTTTTACCCATATCGCGTCTCATGCAATTGTTCCCGTTAGAATTTGAATGTATGGTTGGTATAAATGCTGAATCTCCCGAATGGGAACAGATGCACAGCTACATGATAAGTAAATCTACTAAAAATGTATTTGCCGGAGATTATGGTAAGTACGATTTGCGTATGCCAGCACAACTGGTTTTAGCTGCTTTTGACGTTTTAGTAAGACTAGCCGCACAAGCTGATTACACGGAAAGCGATTTGCGCATTATGCAGGGTCTGGCGTGTGAAGTCGCTTATCCGTTAATGGCATTTAATGGTACTTTGATCCAACTTTTCGGTTCCAATCCTTCCGGTCAAAATATGACAGTTGTGATTAATTCCATAGTTAACAGTTTGCTAGCGCGTTCTTGTTTTTATTCTATTTATCCTAACAGTCAGTTGTCCGATTTTAGACGCTACGTCGCTATAGGCACATATGGCGACGATGTAATGGGTTCAGTGGATGATGAACGCGTAGATTTCAATATCGTTTCATTTTCCAAGTTTGTAGCACGGTTTGATATCGTATTCACTATGCCTAACAAGGAAGACGAATTGATACCATTTATGTCAGTGGACGATGTTGATTTTCTTAAGCGACGAAACTACTTTAACGCGGATCTGGGATGTAATATCGG